ACATCCCTGTAGTGTCGATGAATGGAACCTCAACTGTTGCGTTACCGTCTGCGTTCTTGAGTCTAACAATTTCTAAAGCCCAGTTTCTCAAAGCATCCTTTGAGTAGTTAAGACCATAAGAAATACCATCCTCTGAAACTGCACCAATCTCTTTCCAAGCCTGTGCGAATTCTTCACCAGGATACGCAGGTGCAGGAGTTCCTTTAGGTGCGTGGAACGCCATTCCTGAAGCGTTACCAATACCGAGATTTACTTTATTTGTACTCATAATTTGTACTCCTTTATAAATTATTTGGTGTTATTGTTGCCTTTTCTAAATGGGCAACTATTTGTAGTCTTGCTGAACACATAGCCAAATCAGGGCGTGTAGGGTCTGAACCCCAACTACCACTGGAGTTTACTGAAACATAGCGAATAGCCGTTGTCTGCTCTTCTGCAACTTTACGCAGGGTTCCTATTGCTTTTCTCAATAACTCAATGGCTTCTCCCTCGACTTTTGCTCTGCAACGCAGCGTGACTTCAAATGTGTCTATTTTGTGGGTGTCTGACCCACCTACTTGGGTTACTGTAATACTTGGTGTTTTAAGATTTTCTGGAAGAGGTCTGCAATATATTTGAAAAAAAGGCGATAGAGCCTTACGAACCTCATCCTCTATGTCTATAGAAATAGTTATGTTCATAATCACTTCACCGCCTTACTCAAAGTCTTATTCTCTGCTTCTTCTTGTGCTCCTAATTGATTGATGCTGTGTACGAAGCCTACTGGACGAGTATTGTTGTAACCAAACACAATGTCTGCCTCAAAATTCTCACCAGCTCTTTGCTTAATAGCAACGGTCTCTTCTCTTACAACATCCCAAACACCTTGCTGTCGTAGAATTTCCTTGAAGCCCCTATCAATAAACTCTATCTTTACTTTCTTTTTAGCCACGGTACTTCACCATAGTGAATTGTAATGAACTGACTAAACCACTCGGAGAAGTCCATTTTCTCGGTGCTTCATTTACCAAGTATGTTTCTCCGTCAAACTCTATGTGGTCACCTGCCAATACATCCACATCAGGATTGCAATATGCTGTCCAAGAGTCTGATAAACCCAATATTCTTCCGTCCAACGAGCCAATGCTCGAAGAGGGCTGAACGGAAACTGGGGATATATCTTTTGAGGTTGTGTTATCCCAATCAGGAATATCTGAACCTCTTGATTGTTTTACACCCGCTCTTATACGGGTTATGTTTTGTGAACAAAATGAAGGTAACATAGCACGCACATACCTCCTTATAATAATTCTGTTACTCGATAAGTCTGTAACATTTCCTTATCATCTGTCATAAGTGCGTTTGCTCTTGCACCATTAGCAAAAGATGCTGAATATGATATTGATACGCCACCCGCCTGTTCGCTTGTAACACCAATAGGTGCTGACAAAGTGTGTGCGGTTCTTTGTGCGACGATTGACTTAATGCCCATTGATAAGTCGTCGGAGAGACCTGCGGTGAACTCGACAACTATAAGGGTATAGCGTTCAAACATTTGTGGCACATTATAAACTCTGATAACTCCATTATTTTTGAAGGAGAAGTTGAACTCTTGACCTGTCCACACACCCTCACTTTGAGTTGCCCCAAAGTAAATATGTGAAACTTCTGTCACATATGCTACGGGTAAACGAATGTCAACATCTTGTCCATTCCTTACAATGTGTAAGTCATCCATTGTGAACTGTGCTCTACAAGCACAATTGCCTACAAGATGCCAACCACAATAAGTACGAATAGTGGAACTAACGGATTTCAGTGTTGTTGCTACACGGCTATCCGTATAATACTTATTTGCCGTCATAGTGTTAAAATCTGCAACACTTAAAATATCAGTCAAAGTATTTTCTGTGGTAAGGGTATAGCCCCAATCTGTCTGTACCATAAGCCCATTATCCTTTCTTTGTAGATTTTCTTTTGGTAGTTTTAGGTTCTGCCTTTACTTCAGGAAGAACTATCTTTGTTTCAGGTACAACTACCTTTACCTTTGCTTCAACAAGTTTTGCTCCTTCAGGCTGGTCACCCTCTTCAAAGCGATACTTGCGTCCACCAAATTCATAAACCTTTATCATTGGTAGCCTCCTTCATTTATAAATAAGGGAGGGCTTTTACACCCTCCCCTAATTTACAAATACATTAGGTTTTCACTATCAAGTACCTGCTGTGAGAATAACGACACCTGCAGGAACCTTAACAACAGGGAGTATACGCTCTTCTGCCAAAACAGTTACTCTGTTGTAAAGAGCGTCATCTTCGGATTGCTCATATACCTTAACAGTAGCGCCGTTCTTACTATAAACCTTTACTGCCTCTTCAGAAGCAATAATGACAGTACCTGCAGTAACAGCACTGTCAGTAGCAACCTTTAAGCCCCACGGATTGTAAGCACCATTGTAGTCGCCATTACCATAAGCGGAAAGGAAGTAGCCACCACCGAGATACTGACCGTTCTCATCCTTTGCAGTCTGGAGAGTGAAGAAATCAGCAGGGTTCATAATGACACAAGATGCCTCATAAGGTGTAGCACTGTCAATCATAGACTTTGCCAAGAGGATACCATCAACGAGAGTTTTAGCATCAGCACCTGTACCATAAGTAGCAGACTGTGTTCCGCTTGCGGCAAGGATTGTAGAAACGATTGTTGATGGCTCAACCTTTGCGAGTCTGTAAATCATAGCGTCCTTAACAGCAGATGCCAAGAAATCATTGTCTTCGAGGACCTCATCAGTCTCCTTAACATAACCTGCAATCTTCTTGAGAGCCTCTGTCTTACCTGTGTAGGAAGTGTGACCCTGTGCTTTCTTTGCACCCTCTGCAACAACTGCAGGAGAAGTGCCTTCAAATGCGTTCTCTATAAAGTAAGTAATGGCATTTCCACTGATAGTAGCACCGCTGAACAAATCAGCAATCTTGCTCTTAATTGTGTGAGGTGCAACATCCGTATCAATTGTCGGGATAGATACAGAAGTCATAACATCTGTAGCCGCCTTGAAATCAGCGTTGATTGACCAACCCTTAACATTTCTGTCAACAGACTTTGCCTGTGTAAAAAGGCTCTTCATACCATCTTCAGATGCAGAAGTCTCACCATTGTCTTCAGGTCCAATAGATGCGAGAATAGCCTGTGCCTTCTCTGCAGACTTGATAGATGCCTCAATTTCCTCAATTGCTGTTACGAGTTCCTCGCCAGACTTGATAGCCTCGGCATCACCCTCTGCAATTCTTGTCTCAAGAGCCTTCAACTCGCTCTTCTTCTGTGAAAGTAAATCCTTTAACTTCATAATGTTTGTACTCCTTTAGTAATTATAGATTTCTTAAAATTTGTAAAAGTTTTTCCTGTGCTTCAGCATTAGCGTCCTTTTTGTTAATAGCAGGTTGTTCCTTTTCCGCCGAATTGACTTCCTTGCTACCCTCCGAAGAGTCTGCTTTCTCTGTATCATCACTGGAATTATCATCACTTACTTCGCCTAACATAGACTGAAGTAATGCGATTGCGTCACGAATTGTCTGTTCGTCTTTAGCGGAATTTCTCTTTCCAGACTTTTCAGACACATCAACACCCTCACACTCTGAACACTTAGCATCGGTAACTTCTGCTGATTTCACATCAGTAACTTCTGCATTGTTATTACAGGGAATTAAGCAGGCTGTAACTTCAAAGATGTCTAACTCTTTGAGGAGATTAGCCTTTACTCCATTTTCGAGTGTAATAGGGGCTTGGTTGATAACATTGTAAGCAAAACTAAATTTGCTTAATCTCCCATCTTTATAGAGTTGTCTAACTCTTTGTGCCTCTGGTGTAGAGTCAAGAGTAGCCTCAAAATAGAGACCTTTCTCATCCTCATACGCCTTAACACTTCCAAGATATGAGGAAAGTTCATCAAGTTTGTGTGACCAAACAAAAGGTAATGTTCTGCCTGTGTCTTCAAACTTCTTTAAACTCTTTGAAAAAGCACCTTTAGCAACTACATCCCCAACAGCATCAGGGGTGCCCATAAATGTACTTGCGTATCCACAAATAACACCATTATTATCTTCGCCGTCCTTATACTGGACAACAAAATCCTTGTACTTATACATAATGTTTACTCCTTTGTTATTTATTCATACTCAATCTCTACTGAAATTGTGCAGTTACAGCCACAAGTACCTTCTGGACCAAGTACATCGTCAAAGGTCCATTTTGCACCATTACTAAACTTCTCGTCAAAAGGCACTTTTTCACCATTCATACGAGCGTGTTCAGGTCTGGGATTGCTACCTGTGTGCCAAACCTTATAGACTTGCTTTTTAGTCAACTTCTTTTGAAATTCTGCTTGGTGAATTGTCTCTTGTGTAGCAAAAGCCCAAGACATTGTCGCAAATGATAATGCTAATATTCCTGCGTCAAAATCTTTTCTCTTACCAAATACTTCATTTGGTGTTTTAGGCTCTTCGCTGTCGTTTAGAACTTCATCAAGATGCTCTAAATCTTCAAGGGTTTTTGTGTTGATTAACTCTGCTCTTGCTTCTGCTACTTTCTTCAAATACGCTTCGGTATTTTCTGGATGATAGTCGGAACCAATCTTCTTTGCTAATCTCTTACCCTTTACAGTTGTCTGCTTTAAGAGAAGTTTCAAAAGGTCTTCAGACAATTCCTTATTCCAACGGTCCTTGTCCCACCATTCAGGGGTTACTGCCTTCATCTTTGGAATGACTGAATTTTTTTGACGCTCAAAGAATTTTACTAACAAATCTTCAAATTCTTTTTTGTCATCCTTTTTCTCATCATCTTCTTCTCTTATAAGTAAATATCCGTTGTTTTCCTTAAAAAGTTGACTTTTTTCCTCGTCATTTTCAACGGGTTTTGCTCGGTTATCTACTCCGTCATAAGAATAAGCATCTGGTGTACTGTCCTGTGCTGACATCTGACCACCAACCAAAACATTAAGAGGAATAACTCTCTCATCACCACCCTCAGTAGGTGCTCTGTTAAGGTCTGCACGAACTTCGTTGACTGTGAGATAAGGTACACCACAAGCAGACTGATAAATTTGGGCTCTCTCTTCAAAACTACCTTTAAGTTTTTCCTCAAGGTCAAACTCTACATATGTGGTAGGGTTAGCACCTATCTTTGGCAAAAGGAAAGCATTTATTCTCTGCTGTAACATTTGGAGTATAGGTCCAAGACAATCTGCATAAAGTGCTCGTGCGTTATCTTTGGCACTCGTGTATGTCTGGGTCTCTGTATGCCAGACAAGACTTGGGTTGATATGATAAGCGGCGGCTACATCTTCTCTTGACAACTGCTTTGTTTCAGCATATTGTGCTTCTTTTGAGTTGAACTGATAAGTGTGTATCTCCATACCGTCTTCAAGGATTGGCATACTTCCTTGTTTCTGCCCACCCTCGGACCAACCTTTTCTAAACGCATCTGTCCAAGCGTCACGGGCTTTCTTATCCCACTGCTGAACATTTGCAGGTCTGGTAATGTAGGAGTTGAACCGACCACTTGACTTCCAAAGACTTGTTCTAAACTTATCTGCCTGTATCTGCTCTGCTAATGTCTGCTTTAAACTATCAATAGGGGATAAGTATGTAGCAGGTGAACCTGGCTGATACATTTTGAAGATAACAAAGTTCTTCTTATCAATAGTAATTGTCTTTCCGCCATTAGCCCTAATCTGTAAAGCCTTTGGTGAATAATTCGTTTCGTACTCAACCTTTTCTACCCACTCTAAAGGGATAATTCTTAATTGAAAACCACTCTCAATATCGTTATCAGGCAAAAGCCAAACTATGGCTTCACCAAAAAGCAAATACTCAATAGCCAATGCCTCAATAAACTCATACTCTGTTTGGTCTGAATTAGGTCTATATAGCAATAAGGCAGAAGTGCTGTTTCTGTCTCTCAGTCTGTTAGTCTCGTCTTTGCGGGTATAAACCTTTAACGGTAATTGTGCAACACTTGAGGACAAGAAAGAAATAACTGCGTGTAAGTTTGCCTGTGTAGCGTACAATTCTCTTGGAGATAGTCCCTGCACATTAACCTGTACGGGCTGTCCATAGACATATACGGTACGACCAAGCAATTCTTTAAGGCTCGATATTACACCCATAATAATGTGTCCTTTCTTAATTTATTTACACAAACGCAAGACTGTAGTCTTCGTCTGCATATACGCTTTGGTAAACTTTCTTTTCGGAGGTTTTGACCATAGTTGCGGCTGTAAATGCCATAGCACACGCCATTAATGGTGCTATATCATCTGGGCTTTTTGCTCGGTCAGGGAGCATCATTCCTCCACCTAAATTTTTCAACTGACAGGTTTTTGCCGCCAAGTTCAAAACAGGCTGTTCAAGGTGATATGTTCTTATTCCGTTCTTTACAGTTGAGTTATTTTCTGCTATTGCTATTGAGTCATAGAACCTTGCCCATCCATTTGTAAGGTCAGGTCCCTCAATAGGAATTCGGTTTACTCCTGTCAGTGTGCATATCTGTTCTGCTATTCCACTTACAGGTGCTCCTCTGCTTTGAAAAGATAAGTTTATTTTGTTTTTAACGGCTCTTTCTCTGAACCAATCAATAGCCCAGTCTAATCCATTTCTTCTGACTACAACCTCAATATGAAGATTGCCATCTTCTCTCAAACCACATACAGCAATACTTATAGTCTTTCGGTCAATCGATAGGTCAATACCAAAGAACAACTCACTTGTTTCTGCTATTTGAGAATTAGGGTCAAGTAGGTTTTTCCAAGAACCTTTAGGGAATGGTTCTGCTAATATGCTGTCAACCTGCTGGCACAAACACTCTGACCTGAATTTGGTTTCAGGCATTGTTGATAAGTTTGACAAAAGTGCTCTTTCTGTCAAAAGTCCATAACCTAATGCAGGGTTGGCTTGTGCTAAAGCGTTAAGGTCATTAAGGTCTGCGTCCTCTATTGCTGACCACTCAAACCAACCTAAACTCTCTGCTTCTTGTCCGCCAAAATCTTCTGCTTTGGTTCCTGATATTTGTGAAATTGCTTGCGAGCGTAATTGTCTTAAAACAACACTGTCTGGGTCGCCTGCATTTGAAAAACAGATAACCATCGCATTTGGTTTAGCGTTTGTAGAGTTTACTGATGCTGACCACGCCTCCCAGTCTCTATGCTCACGCAACTCGTCCAACATAACTAAATCATTTGAGTCACCTCTTCCCGCTCTACGGTTAGGTGCTCCTGCTTTATAGGTTCTTCCACCTGTCAAAATGAGTTTCTTTCCGCCGTTCTGTCTTGCTACACGGTCAATTTCACTTGCGAGTTCAGGTGTTCCTTCTTAATCTAGCAGGTACTTA